ATGCCCGACTGGGTACCCGCCCGCCGCCGGGAGATCGGCGCACGCATCCGCACCGCGCGACTGCACGCGAACCTGACGCAGGTTCAACTCGGCGAGCGCATCGGCAGGGACCACCGGACGGTGCATCGCTGGGAGTACGCGGAGCGCATCCCGACCCTCGAGGATCTCCTGCTTCTCGCCCACGTTCTCGGGGTCGACTTGGCCGACCTCGTGCGCTGACGCGTCACTTCCCGCCCAGGCCCTCATGGTGGTCGCACAGCGCGTTCAGCACGCGAGCGAGTCGGCGCGCGTGGGCGAGCTGGCTGGAAATCTCGGGGCGCGCCTCGATCGTGGCTTTGCGGCGAGCCTCGCCGAGGCAGGCGAGGGCGCAATACCGGGGGATGTCTTCCTCGGGCATCTCGTCCGCCAGGGCCTGGATCTCCGGGATCATCAGGTCGATGTGCCCGCGCAGCAGCGAGAGAGAGTTGTCCAACCAGGCGGGGTCCGGCGGAGCACTCACGGCGAGGACGTCGCGCGCCGTGGTCCGCATGGTGCGGAGGTCCACGGGGGGCGTGCTTGGCCCTGCCGCGACGGCGGTAGGGGCGGTACGGTGCGCCATGTCGACTCCAACCAGTCGGCCACAACCCCGGGACCGGTCGCACGGTCGCCGGGGTCCTTACGTGACGTCACGTTCTCTCCCCGCGCGGGCCGTTGCTACCGCGTTCCGGGACCGTTAGGTACGTAGCGGCGCTACCGTTTGAAGCGTGCCGAACGTCCCAGGGGGTACTCACCCGTGAACGAAGCACTGCGCCGGGCCATGGTCGCGGCGAACCTGACCGACAGAGAACTGGCCGAGCGCTGCGACGTCGACACCAAGACGGTCGGCCGCTGGATCACCCAGCCTGGTCGGGTCCCCCATGCCAGGCACCGCTGGGCGGTGGCCGAGGCGGTGAGGGAGGACGAGGGCGTGTTGTGGCCAGCAGCAGCGAAGACGGCCATCAAAGTGGGTCCCGACCGCGAGGTCGTCGAGGTCTTCCCGTACCGCTCGGCGGTGCCGGCCGCCCTGTGGCGGACGCTCATCACCCGGGCCGAGCGTGAGCTGACCTTCGCCGGATACACCAACTACTTCCTGTGGCTCGAACAAGCCCGGTTCGGCACGGCACTGCGGCGCAAGGCGTCCGCCGGCTGCCGGGTCCGATTCCTCGTCGGCGACCCGGACAGTGCGATGACCCGGGCGCGTGAGCAGGACGAGGGCGTTCCGCTCACGCTGTCGACCCGGATCCGCGTCACACTCGCCGAGCTGGCGAAGCTCGACGGCGTGGTCGACGCCCGATACTCCGACGGGCACGCCTACCTGTCGGTGTTCCGGTTCGACGACGACATGATCGTCACCCCCCTGCTGCCCCACAGCGTCGGGCACGATGCACCCACGCTGCACCTGCGGCGCCACCAGAACGACGGCATGTTCGACCGCTTCGCCTCACACGTCGAGGAATTGTGGACCCGTGGCCGACCGGTACGAGAGGGCTCCGATGGGCAGGCGTGACTACGAGGACGACCCGGACGCACCGGCCGCGAACAGCTTGGTCCCTGCGGCCTCGGTGGTCGTAGTCGGTAATGATGGGCGCGTGCTGCTCCAGCGCCGTGCGGACAACGGCCGGTGGGCCCTGCCCGGCGGGCGTATGGAGATCGGCGAGACCCTGCCCGGGTGCGCTGTCCGGGAGACGCGCGAAGAGACTGGGCTCGACGTCGAGGTAGTCGGCCTGGTCGGCACATACACGGACCCAGGACACGTCTTTGCCTACGACGACGGTGAGGTCCGCCAAGAGTTCTCGATCTGCTTCCTGGCCCGCCCGACGGGCGGTGAGCTGGCGGTGTCGGACGAGTCGACGGACGTCCGGTGGTTCACCCCGGATGAGACGGACGACCTCCCCATGGTGGCCAGCATCCGTAAGCGCCTGACTGACTGGCGGTCGGGTGCCGCTCCGGTATTCCGCTGAGCCCGGACGCACGAAGGCGGCCCCGCCCTCCCGGAGGAGAGCGGGGCCGCGTGTTCAGCGCATGAGGTACTGGGCGAGGACTCCGGCGCCGGCGCCGAGGACGGCCGCGCCACCGGCCGCCCGCCACACGGTCTGTTCGAGGGTCCGGATGCGGGACTCGTGGTCGGTGACGTCGTCGGTGATCGTCTTCACCGTGCCGTTGAACCCGTCGATCTTCGTCTCTACCCGGGTGAGCGCGTCGTGCAGGGATCTCATCTCCTGGTACATCTGCGAGGAGCTGATGTAGACGCCCGGGTCCTGCGGCGTCACTGGCGGCTCGCACGGATCAGGGCGCCCACGTCGTCGGTGGGCTCGTAGCGGGGCGGGCGGGCGTAGCCGAGGAGCAGGCCGGCGAGGGTGGCCAGCCACGGCACGCTGATCTTCTCGCCGATCCGCTCCAAGATGCGGAAGGCGAGGTAGTAGGCGGCGGCCACGGCGATGGTGACACCGCCGGCGACCGCGGTGGAGTCGGCGTGCAGGCCGAGCCCGGTCAGCACGGTCAGCGCCCACCCGGCCAGCAGGGGCACGACGGTGCGCAGGATGGAAGGCAGCAGCATGGGGGTTACTCCTTGACGTCGAAGCCGTGGCCCGCGCCGAGGCGGCGGAGGCTGGCGATTCCGGGGATGCCGTCGGCGGCCGGACCGCTGTAGCCGAGGCGGCGCTGCCACGCGGCGTAGGCGGTGACGGTCTTGGTGCCGAAGCTGCCGTCGACCCAGCGGGTGGCGAGGAGACCTTCGGACTTGAGGGCCTTCTCGACGAGCAGGACTTCGGCCTTGTGCGTGGTGTGGCCCTGCGCGGCGGCCGGGTCGTGGCGGGCCGCGTAGACCACGTGCGCGAGGGACACCGTCGGGCGCGCGGGGACCGGGGCCGGGGCCGGGGTGGCGGTCGTGGGGTGGCCGAGGCGGCCGGCGATCCGCTCACGCATCCCGGTCATCGACCAGCCGCGCGGGTCGGACTTCCAGTCGGACCACTCCAGGTGGCCGATCACACTGCGGGCCGTCCAGCCATGGTGCCGGCAGATCGCGGCCGACACCCTCTCGATGGCCTCGGTCTGGGCATCGGGCCACGGGTCCTTGCCGTCACCGAGGTTGACGCACTCGAAGCCGTAGAAGTGCGGGTTGCCGTCCACGGCGCCCGCGCTGCCCTGGTGCTCGTGGGTGGCCGGCGGGCGGTCGCCGTAGTCCTCGGCGACGACGGCGGCCAGGACGTGGCTGTCGCCGCCCCCGGCGTGGTTGGCGCGGCCGTAGCCGACGAGGTGGACGACTCCCTGCTTGTCGATGACGCCGTGGCACAGCGGGCCGGGCAGGGCGCTGTCGCCGTCGCGGCAGTACGCGACGGTGTTGCCGGTGCCCTCGCTGACGGTGTGGTGGATCATCACGCCGTTGACCGGTCCCCAGGAGCCCTTGTGGTTGCGGTTGTGGTCTGCCCAGTTGCCGACCTCGACGACGGTCACGCCCTCGGCGCGCAGGGCCGCGGCGAACTGGGCAGCGGTCATGGGTGTGGCCATGAGCCCTCCAGACATGGGAAACGCCCCGGCCAGATGGCTCGGGGCGGACGGTGTGGGGGGGTGGATCAGGCGGCGGCCTCGTACTGGAGGATGCCGCGGATGGCGTCACCGGACGCCCAGGTCTCGGGCGACTGGGCGTCCGCCAGACCGTTGTTCGTGACGGCGGTGCCGTCGGGCCGGCCGGAGGACAGCTCCAGCTCGAAGGCAGCCGTGGACGTCAGCCGGCATCGCGCGACGCCGCGGACGCTGGTCGAGAAGTTCAGCTCCATGAACCCGATGGCCTGAGTGGTCGCGGCGGCGACAACGGGCAAGCCGAAGCGCCAGTTGTCCGAGGTGGTACCGCTGTTGAAGTTGGTACCTGCTCCGAAGAGGATCTCGAAGTTCGCGACGACGAGATCCCCGCACCGCGCGTACCGGCAGTTGACGGTGGCGTCGCCGAGCGAGGGGGTGTGGGCGCCGGTGCTCGTCGTCCACGTGGGGGTCCAGTCGACGAAGGCCGGTGTGATCGCGTTGAGGCGGTCGTCGGTGATCCGCATGCCTGGCTGCCACAGCATCGGGGGGTCTCCTCACAGTGAGGTGTAGGCGGGCTCCGCGAGTGCGACGGGCGTGTCCGCGGTCTGGTCCTTGACGATCCGGTTGACGGAGCGGATCACGGTGAACGTCTGCGGGGATGACGTGCCGCTGATGCCGGTGACGGTCATGACTTCCCCGCCCACCCGGATGCCGAAGGGGAACTCGGCCGGGTGGCTGGTGCTGGTGATCCACGGCTCGCCGGTGGTGATGGCCACGGACAGGCTCGTCGCGGTCGCGGTGGCGTCCGCGGCGAGCTGGCTGCCGCTGCTGTCCACGTAGCACGGGGCCTGCCCGGTGAACGACAGGTCGTCGATGTGAGCGGCGTCCTCGCCCGAGCTGGCCGAGTTGTCCTTGGTGTAGCGGAAGATCACCGCGGCGGCGCCGGTCACATCGACGATGGCCTGCGTCCAGCCGGTGGTGCCCTGCGCACGGAGGACCTGGACGTCGTCGACCAGAACGAGCAGCCGGTCACCCTCGTATCCGGGGCCGGATGCCTCGCTCGATGTCCAGTACCAGAACCGCATCTCGGTCGAGCCGGCCGGGATCGCCACGGTCCAGTCGGAGGTCTGGTTGTTGGTGATCGCCCCGGAGCGCAGCGACCACGCCCCGGTGTTGTAGTGCAGCTGGCTGCGCGCCCAGGGCAGGGTGCCTCCGTCGGTCGCGGTGACCGCGTAGGCGGTGTCCTCGAAGTCCTCCACAGTCGCGACCTCGGCGACCTGGAAGGGCCGGTAGGGGGTGCAGTTGAAGGTGATGTCGAAGACGCCCTCGGCGTGGACCTCCTTGCTGCCGCGGACCAGCAGGTCGAAGCCGTCCGGCCCGTACCGCTTGGGGGTGTTGACGACCTGGATGCGGGAGCCTTCCTTGAGGCTCAGCACGGTGTCGATCAGGTCCCGCATGCGCGGGTTGGCCATCTTCAGGGTGAGGCTGGCCACCCGCATCTCGTCCCAGGTCGCCAGGTGCAGCCGCCATGCAGCTTGCCCGGGCAGCTGCGCGTCCTGGTAGACGATGGTGTCGGCGGTGCTCTCGTTGACGCCGATGCCGTCGGGAGGCGGCTGCGTCGACAGCGAGCCCTCGCTCAGCTCGGCGGTGGCCTCCGACCCGCCGCGGCGCCGGGCGGTGATGCGGTTGGTGAGGCCCTTGTCGTCGTCCTTGGGCTGGAAGGGGTCGAAGACCTGCCCGCTGCTGTAGTCCAGGACGAGGTCCACGGGCGCGTTGTACAGACGCGCGCGGCTGACGTACTTCAGCGCCACCCGGTCGCGCTGCTCGACGAGCAGGCCCATATCGGTCTCTGCCGCGTAGCCGACCAGCGAGACGTAGGAGTCCTCCGAGTAGGGGCCCAGAGCAGTCTCGGCGGGGCCGTAGATGTCCAGGGCGGCGGCCTGGTCACAGGACAGCACCGACAGCCAGTCCCGGGCGGGCATGCCCGGAGCGCCGAGTTCGTAGGCGTAGCGCAGGGTGTCACTGAGCACGCTGGTGTAGGCGCTGACGAACGCGGAGCCCCACACGCTGAGGTGGCCGATTCCCATGCCCTTCACGCCCGATCCGAACGTGGTGCGAATCGAGCGAGGGTGGTCGGCGTCCAGCGCGGCGGCGGCCAGATTGGCCGTCAGCCCGCGCAGGTCCGGATCGAGCAGGGCCAGCGTGAACGTCGTGTTCGCACCGGACTGCTGCGCGTACACCTTGACCTGCTGCCAGCGATCGAGGAGGCCGAGCCGTCCCGCGGCGAGGAGGTTCTCGTGGCTGATGGATGCCGACCCCAGGCTCGTTCCGTCGGCGTCGGTGCCGGTCAGAACGATGGTGTGGGAGCCGCCGGACAGCTGGGCGAGGACGCGCAGGGTGGCGGTCGCGGTGGAGAAGGTGAGGATCTCGTGCTGGGCGCCGTCGGTGGGGAAGCCGTCCGAGGTGAACTTGGCCATGAAGTAGAGCGACCAGTAGCCGGTGTTGTCGCCGGGGATGTCCGTCATCCGCAGCGTTCCGCCGGCCTGGACCAGCGGCAGGGCCGAGCTGCCCACCAGGGTGCTGTCGCGGGCGAAGTCCAGGCCGGTGACGGCGAGCGGCCCCACTGTGGACTGCTCGCCGTACTCGGCGACGTAGGCGTCTCCCTGCGCGCCCTCCTCGAACGTCCAGTAAGCGAGGGGGCCGTAGATGCTGATGTGGCGGCGCAGCGCGGACCGGACGGGCTTCTGAGGGCCGTCGTAGCGGCGCAGGACTCCGGCGACGTCGAGGTCCACATACGCGTCGCGGCCGGACTCGTCCTGGTAGGGCGTGATGCCGGCGGTCTCCCCGGTCATCCGGACGGTGTCGGCCGCCTCGGCCAGGGGCCGGATCTCCAGGTCGGCGAACGAGGCGGTGACGGGAGTGGGGGTGTCGATGGCGCGGACGATGGCGCGGAACCCGAACTCGCCGGAGGCGTAGGTGTCGTCGTATGCCTGGAAGTGCCAGTGGTCGGGCTCGGTGGTGCCCTCGCTCCACACCCGCATCCGCATGTCGCCGCCCTCGCAGCGGACCCGGACCCGCAGCGGTGCGTCGGTGGCGTACACCAGGTTGGGGATCTGCCGGAACGGGGCGAGGATCGCGTAGTCGGTGCCGGTGTAGAAGCGCAGGCCCACGATGGAGACGCGCAGGCCGGCGCTGTCGGGCAGTCCGGTGTTGGTCAGCAGGTTGATGTCGATGGTGTAGAACTCGGTGGCCGCCGCGTTGGCGCGCACCACCGCGGTGAAGGTCAGGCCCGACTCGGCGTTGGGCGACTGCGGCAGGGTGTCGGTGGCGATGGTGAACGTGGCCTCGTAGTCGTCCAGGTCGAGGCCGTCGGTGACGATGTAGCGCGAGGAGCCCACGGCCAGGGTCATGGTGCCCGCGCCGGCGGCCACCGCGTAGTCCGATGCGGGCGGCGATGTCCCAGCCGGGTCGTAGATGACCCAGTCGGTGCCGGAGGTGGAGGTTCCCCAGCCGTTGGACGTCGTCCGGTCGAAGGCGTCGGTCATGACCGGGTCGGGGGTTTCGGGCACGTCGCCGACACGGAACCGGAAGGACGTGTTGCGGCCGATCTTCCCGTACAGACGGCTCTCGGGGTTGCGCGGGCTGTACAGGGCGTCGGGGTCGTTGACTCGCACGGACATGCTGCCCGGGCGGGCCTTGACCGCTTCGGAGCTGATGCCGCGGGAGATGGTGACGCGGGTCGACTCGCGCAGCGGGACGGGCACCCATGTGCCGTCGATGAGCATTTCCCCGATCCGCTTCAGCGGCCACCGGGCCATCTATGCCTCCCCTGCGAGTTGGGTGACGGAGCCGCCGCCCTTGGTGCGGGTGATCTCCTGGAGGAAGGTGACGAAGGCGTCGTCGGCGCCCTCGAAGGCGAGGGTCACGCGGGTCTCGACCGGCTGGACGCTGCCCGTCATGCGCGAGGTGGTGTTCAGCATCTGGTCCAGTCGTGACAGTGGCAGGACCACCTCGTCCTCCCGGCCCTCGCCGATCATCGCCAGGGTCGGGCCGGTGGTGATGCCGCCGTCGGCGAGGTAGGGGATGTCGGGGGTGTTGAGGGTGACCGAGGGGATGCTCACGCCCATGATCGAGCCGCCGCCGATGGTGAAGTGCAGGCGGTTCCACCAGCCGATCACGGAGTTGATCGCGCCGCGGAAGGCCCGGGGGATGCCGTCGAACATGCCGCCCACCGCCCGGCCCACCCGGCCGGGCAGCCCGGCCAGCCACAGCACCAGTTCCAGGGCCTTGCGCACGGCCCACTCCTTGGCGTCGCCGAACCATCCGGCGACCCTGCCGGGGATGGCCGCGAGCCAGCCCACGGCGGCCAGAACGCCCTTGACGGCGGATTCCACCCCGCCGCGCACCGCAGCCCAGACGGCCATCACCACGGCGCGGAAGGTCTCGTTCTTCCGCCACAGCAGCACGATGATCGCGATGACGGCGAGGATCGCGGCGATGATCCACGTGCCGGGCCAGGCCAGCCACGCGGCGTTCATCGCCCACTGGGCGGCGGCGGCGATGGCCAGGCCGACGGCCAGGGCGAGCACGATCGGGATGGCGATCTGCATCAGCCCGGAGTGCTCCTTGAACAGGTCCGACACCAGGGTCAGGACGGGCAGCAGCATCTGCCCGAGGGTGATCGACAGCCCGTTCATGACCTGGTCCCACTGCTGGGCGGGGCTGTTCTGCATGTTCTCGGTGATCTTCTGCGCGGCCCCGGCGGCATCGTCCATGCCCGCACCCGCGGCGCCGCCCGCCTGGGCGACGGCCTGCAGTGTGTTGCCGAGGTCCTCGCCCGGCCCGCCGAACAGGGCGCCCTGCAGGGCGGTGCGCTTGGTCTGGTCCTCGACCTTGAGCAGCGCCTCGTTGACCTCGTCGAACGCCTTGGTGCCCTTGCCGGTGTTGATCAGCTTCTGGATGTGGGCGACGTCCAGGCCGAGATCCTTCAGCGGGCCCTCGACGGCACTGGTGTTCGCCATCTGCAGGGTGAACTCCTTGACGGCGTCGGCCAGCTTGTCGATCTCGAACAGCGGGTTCTTCGCGGCCTCGGTGAGCAGGCCGAACATCTGCGGCCCGGTGAACCCGAGCTGGTCGAAGAAGTCCGCGTACTCGGTGGTTAGGACGGGCAGTTCCTCGCGCATCGCCTTGGGCAGCTTCTGCGCGGACGCGGCCAGCAGGTCCATCGCCTCGCTGCCGTCCTTGGCCAGGCCCGACTTGATCAGCGCGCCCGCCGCGTTCGTCGACTCGGCGACGTCGAACTCGAACGTCTTCGCCAGCGCCAGGGCGTCCTTGGTGAGCTGCTCCATCTCGCCGTCGGAGATGGAGCCGAACTTGTGCATCGAGGACGCGACCCCGTCCAGGGCCTCGCCGACCTCGTCGAGGGAGCCGCCGAATCCGGCGGAGAACACGTCACCGGCGACGGTGCCGGCGCGGGCGGCCTCGTCGTCGGTGAGGTTGAGCTGGTTCTGCAGCTGGTTGGTGACCTCGGAGATGTCCATGGCGGACTCCAGGCCCATCACGAACGCTGCGCCCAGGCCCGCGGCGGCCAGACCGCCGGCCTTGCTCAGCCCGCCCAGCCGGTCGGTGATGCCCGCCGAGCCGCGGTCGACCTCGTCCTCGGCCTCGGACATGTCGACGCCCAGGCGCACCAGCAGCTCGTCCAGGACCGCCATCTCACACCTCCGGGTTCTCGCGCTTGGCCCCTCGGGAGCGCCGCTTGTCGTCGACCTCGAAGTGCCGTTGCAGGTCCCGGACGATGCCGAGGATCTCCCGGCCGGTGCGCGCCGGGCGGTCCGCCCGCGACCACGTCATCAGGTGGTCCCGCAGCCGGGGCCGGCGGCCCTTCTTCAGGTGGGGGACCATCACGTCCATGGCGTGCCGGGCCAGGACGATGTCCAGGCGCCGCGGGGTGATCGGCCCGTACAGGCTCTGGTAGGCGACCAGGTGGACGATCTCGTCGTCGGTGAAGCGGTCCAGGACCTCGCCCGGCGGGATGTGGTAGGCGACGGAGAGGTCGTAGAGCAGCCTCAGCTCTGGTCGCCGCCGGAGTTTCCCTCCGCGTCCTTGGCCTTCTGCTCGAAGTCCCGGTCCTCGCCGGAGAGGTGACGGCACAGCTTGAACAGGCCGTCGACGGTGCCCTGCGCCTTCTTCGACAGGATCGCGATGCCCTCGGTGAGATCGGGGAAGACCCGCGTGTCGGTGCCCGGTTCGTACAGGCACTTGGCGACGATCTCGGCCCGGTTGGACTTCACCGCCATCTCGGCGCCGCTCTTGCCCTCCTGGAAGCGAATCCGGTTGAGCTTGTTCTGGTAGCTCTCCCAGTCACCGGACGGCAGGCCCCGCACGTCGACGGACACCCCCCATTCGGGAATGTCCACGTCGGGCTGGGTCTTGATGTCGCGCGCGGCGCGGATGGCTTCCTTGATGCTGCCCACAGGGCTGCTCCTCTCCGGCGGGGGTATCAGGCGGTCGCGGTCAGGGTGGGCTTGCCGGAGATCTTGAAGGTGACGTCCCGGCCCATCTTGTCGTCCAGCGGGAAGCTGTCGCTCAGGTCGCTGATGCCGGCGGTGAAGTCCCAGGTGTGCTCGTCCGGGTCGCCGGGGAGCATGACCAGCTGGTAGTCCCGCAGATCGTCCTCTTCGAAGTCGGCGTCCAGCGCCTGGTGGGTGGTCTCCCCGGGCCGGTAGTTGATCGTGGCGGTGACCTCGCCGCCGTCCTTCATGCCCTTGACGAACTCCCGGTACTTGTCCGGGCTGTCGTGCGCGGACACGTCGATCATGTTGCGGGAGCGGGAGGGCCCCGACAGGTCCTCCACACTCGCGATCGTCACGAACACGCCGCCGCCTGTGGAGTCCCGCTTGAGCAGGGTCCCCGTTGCGTCTTCACCGGCCATCGGTGGTCTCCTTCCGTGCAGGGGTCCGGGACTTACGCGCTGACCTCGGTCAGCACCCGGAACGAGATGGGTACGTGCCGGATGTCGCCCGGCGGTTCGGGATCGGTGAGGGTCTGCTGGGACACGTAGTAGGTCGCCACGTGCCGGTGTCCGGCGATCGTCAGCGGCCGGTGTTCCAGCAGGGCCCGCAGCCGTGCGGCGATCGTCAGGGCCTGCGCGTAGCCGCGGTACTTCGACCAGACGTGCAGCGTGATGACGGTGTTCGAGCCGTGGCTGTCGTGGCTGTTGTCGGGCGTTTCGACGGCCTCGCCGATGACGATGTACGGGTAGGGGCGGCCTTCCTCGACCCAGTCGACGACGCCCGTGGCGAGCGACATCAGCTCCTCGTCGCCGGTCAGACGGGCCAGGACCGCATCCCACAGAGGCAGCAGCACGGAGTCGGACACGGGCATCGTCACCGCAGCGCCCCTCTCACCTCGGCCCGCAGGCGGGCCACCAGTTCGCTGCCCTCGCGCTCCAGGGCGGGCACGAGCGTGGGGTTCGCGGGCACGTGCCGGGTGCCGCGCTCGTGGAAGACGGCGTACAGGTCGTCCTGGTCCCGCCAGCCCACCGAGGTGCGCATCCCGCCGCGGTCGGCGACCGCCTTCACGCTCTGCGCCAGGTTGCCGGTGTCGCGGCGCACGCGGCGCTGGACGTCACCGACCATGGCCTGCCCGGACTCCTCGACCGCGGCCCGTGCCGCCTCCTGCAGCTGCGGCACCAGACGGGCCAGTCGCCGCTCCAGGGCGGGCAGGCCGATGACCTCGACGCGTGCTCTCCTGCGCGCCATCGCGTCACCGCTTGCGCAGGAGCCGACGGATCTCGTGCAGTTCGCCGGCCACGGCCAGCAGTCCCCACGCGATGGCGCGCGGCACATCGGCGTCGATGTCGCCTGCGCCGAGGTGGTCCTCGGCGAGGCGGCGGCATTCCTGAGGCTCCTGCGGCAGCTCGGCCATGCTCACGACTCCAGCTCGAACGCGGCGACGCTCACCGAGGTGACGCCGTCGTAGGTGATCGCGGCCCGGCCGTTGGCGCCGCGGTAGACGTTGTGCAGCGGGATGATCGCGTGCTCCCCGGCGGCGACGGTCACCGTGGCGTCGCTGATCGCCAGGCCCTTCACGGTGCCCGGTGTGGCGAGGGTGACGGTGTGGCTGGAGCTGTCGCCGTTGGCGACGTACAGGAACCGGTGCGGGCCCACGGGCGCGGTGTCGCCGCCCGCTCCCGCCGCGGCGGCCTCGCCGGCGACGTCGGCGACCCCGGCGTCCACCGGCACGGGCACGAGACTGAGATCAGCCATCGGGTTCTCCTTCGTTCTGGACCAGCTCCACGAGAGCCTTCGAGTAGACGGGGGTGGAGGGCTGCACCACGGCCTGGACCCGGAAGGTCTGGGCGTGGCCGAGCACATCGCTGCCGCGCAGCTCGTCGCCGCGCCGCACGTCCGCACCGGGCAGCAGGTAGACGTTGTGGGAGTGCCGGGTCTGCGCCTGCTGGGCGATCAGCCGCTCGGTGGGGGAGGGCTGGTCGACCTTGGCCCGCACGCTGCCTTGCAGGACCATCTCTGTGCTCTGCCCGCCGTGCCCGTCGTCGGTCGTCTGCAGGCGGTGTACCTGCAGTTGGCGGTTGAGGTGGCGGCCGATGCTTCCGCGGCCCCTCACCGCGACGTCACCAGGTCTGCGCCGCCGCCGAAGCGAGCGGCGAGACGCTCGCGCTCGTAGTCCGGCAGCTCCATCACCGTGATCAGACCGTGGCTGCCGTAGGTCACGGCGTAGTCCCCGATCCGCTCGGCGCGGATGTCGCCCGCAGCCAGGCCCGCCCCGTCGGTGTCGGCCCGGTAGTCGGCCAGCGCGGCGGCCGCGATCCGGCACACCAGGTCCACGATGTCGACGGGCGTCTCGGCCAGGCCGTGCGTGTAGGTGGCCTCGACCTCGGACGGCCCGCAGCCGGGCGACCAGCCGGCCGCCCGCCACAGGCGGCCCGAGCGAAAACGCCAGTCGGTGACCGCCTCCCCGTCGATCGACACCGACGCCACCGACACGACGGGCGGGCCCGGCAGCGACAGCCACGCCGTGACCGGGCCCTCGACCGTCACGGTCGACGTGGTCTGCGAGATGGGCGCCCCGGCAGCCTCACGGACGGCCGCTGAGGCCACGGACAGATACGTCTGGGCGACCGTGGTCTCCTCGGCCGTCACGCTCAGGCCGCGCGCGGCCAGATCGGATGTGCTCGCCAGTGAGGTAAGCGCCACCACAGGCCCCCTTTCCGGCTCAGCTGACCAGGGCGATCAGGTCGGCCTTGGTATACGCCTCGGCGTCCTCCATGGACATCCGTCCCTGGCGGACCACGTAGGCGATCCAGTCCGCCTTCGGCGCGTCCTCGGAGGGGCGCGCGCCGGCCGCAGGCTCGGGCTGCTCGCCCAGCTCCTGCAGCTGAGCCTTGGTCATGCCCTCGGCGTTTTCCTGAGGCAGGGCGTGTGTGGCCATGGCCCACAGGACCCAGTCGTCCTTGCCCGCCCGCGCGCCCGGGCGCGGAACGGCGCCATCGGTCAGGGCGCTGCCCCGCGCGGGCGCGGGCGCGGTCCGCGCGGGGGCGGAGGTGTACGGGCTGCCGTCGGAGTGGACGCGCCGTAGCTGGCCGCGGTCGAGGCGCTCCTGGATGCTCTCGGGCAGGGGCAGGTCCATCGCGATGACCATGCCGCCTTCACCGAGCACGTAGATCGTCTCGGCCATCAGGTGTTCCTCGGGACGCGCAGGGCGGTGATCGTGCCGGTGTTCGTCGTGGACTCGATCATCAGCGAGCCGTCGGACTGCACGAACCGGCCCGACTCGAACGGGCCGATCAGCTGGACCGTGCCGAACGCCACGGTGACGTCGAGGTCGCCCTGCCCCGCGGCGAGCGCCGGCGGGTTGTCGCCCGCCTTCACCGTGAGGGTCAGGTCGGTGTCGTCGTCGGTGTTCGACACCCGCAGAACGGTCAGCTCCGGGAACGCGTCCGCAAGCTGCATGTCGTTCGTGGGCGCCGCCACCAGGGCGGTGCCCGCGGGCTGCGCCACACCGCCGTTGGGCACGAGGTCGGTGTAGCTGAGCTGTGTGGTCGCCATGAGTGCTGTCTCCGATCAGGCGGCGGGGTTGATGAACGCGGCGGCCAGGTGGTCCGGGCGGATCACCTTGGCCCCGTACAGGGCCAGGCCCTTGACGGCGTCCTCGAAGGAGTTCTCCGGGCGGTACGCCTCGGTCTTGTTGATCTGCTCGGCGAACGTCACGGCCTCCTTGACGCCGGCCTGGACGACCGTGGTGTCCCCGGTCGGGACAGGGCAGTTGTTCGACTCGTAGATGTCGAAGTTCGCGGCCCGGCCCACGAAGCCGTTGCGCAGGCCCGCGTCCGTCGCGGCCTTGTCGGCGCTGACGAACCGGTCGTCGAGGAGCAGCGAGGCGTAGAACTCGGGCGGCACGATGACGTAGCGGCCCATCTTCGGGACGTTCGCCTTGGTCAGCCGGGTACGCAGCGGCACCAGCACCTTGTCGTAGGCGTCGGTGGGCGTGGTGTACGTGTCGATCGGGGAGCCCACCGCGTTCAGGAAGTTGCCCGACGCGATCTGCGTGTAGAGGCCGGCCACGTACTGGTCGACGGTGTCGGCCAGCGCGTAGGCCGCCTCGCTCATGGCCTGCGGGATCAGGTTCGACTTGGCCTGCCGCTTGTCGACGTCGTCGATGGAGAACGCCCAGTACTTCGACTGGTCGACGGTCAGCGTGCGCTGCCCGGTGGTGAGGTTCTCGGGGGTGATGGTCGTCGAGCCGGGCACGTAGGTGCCGACGGCGGGCCGGGAAACCGAGGTGATGCGGACGGTGTCGCCCGCCTCGGCGATCTCGCCCTCGTAGTCGCGGTTGACGACGGTGGGGCTGGCGTAGATGAGTTCCTTGCGGGTCGCGACGAGCAGTCGCGAACTCCAGATCTCGGGAACGAAGTTCCGCACGGTCATGAGGGTTCCTCCTGGCTACTTGCCGCCCATGAGGTCATCGAGACGCCCGTCGATGCGGGCTTTTTCGATGGCCTCGGGGCTCATGGATTTCAGGTCTGCTCGGGTGAGCTGCTTGGGCCGGGACGCCTTGCGCGCCGCTCCGCCGTCGCCGGTGCCCTGGAACCTCTTCGCCGTTGCGGCTGCCAGGTAGGGCTTGGTCTTGAGGAGATCGTCGATGGCGTCCTCGATCTCCTCGGGGTCGATCTCTCCGTCCTCGTCCACCTCGAACTGGTCGAGGTCGAGGAAGGTCAGCGCATCCTTGGGGTCGCTCAGGCGGCCCTTGGCCGCGGCCCGGATCTCGGCCTTGAGGATGCGCGTGTTGGCCTTGGCGACCGCCTCGGTCTCCGCCTTGCGGCGGGCGGCCTCTGCGTCGTCTGAGCCGTCCTTGCCCGCCAGCTGCTGCTCCAGCTCGCGGCGTCGGGCTCGCTCGGTGCGCCACTTGCCCTTCATCGACGCCAGGGCCCGCTTGCCCTTGTCGCCGAGGTCGTCGGCGCCGTCCGGGTCCGCGTCGTCGTCCCCGTCGTCCCCATCACCGCTGTCACCGTCGTCGGCGCCGTCGGCGTCCTGGCCATCGCTCCCGGCGCCGTCACCGTCATCGCCGGTGTCGCCGTCGTCGGTGCCGTCGCCGTCGGCGTAGAAGAACGGCGACCAGGGGCCGGCCGCGTAGGGGTGGGACCAGCCCGCAGCGTGGCGGCGGGCACGGCGGGGCAGGGTGAACAGATCCATCAGGTGCTCCCGTTGCGGGTGGGTGACCGCGCCGTGCGCGCGGTCAGGTCAGATAGCCGTGCAGGCGCAGCAGCCGCACCGCGTGCGCGCGGTCCTCGGCCTGCCGGAAGATCTCCTCCGGCATCAGCCGGGCCCGCTCGGGGCGGAATCCGCGGATCGACTGCGAGCGCGGGATGGCGCCCTCGGCCTGCAGACGGCGGAACTCGCGGCGGCGGAACTCACCGCGCACCGTGCCCTCGGACGTCGCTGCGATGCTGCGGCCGAAGGCGGTCGCGGTGGCCATGCCGCGGCGGGCGTTGACGACCTGCGCGACATCCGCGCCCTGCGCGATCGCGCGCGCGCCGGCCGCGCCGAACACCTTCCGCCGCTGCTCCTCGGACATCGCCTCGACCACACGGCCGGGGCTGGACGGGGCGGGCTTGTGCTCGCGGGTGACGGGCTCCATGCCGCAGTGACAGCGCGGATGGCGCAGGAACCCGGTACTCACCGCGTACTCGCGGCCCGCCAGCACGATGCACCGCGAGCACGCGCCGCTCTCCACCACCCGCACATACGACGTCACCGCAGGACGCGCGGCCATGCCCACGGTGTCCGCGGCCCGGCCCGCGTCGGCGACCGCCGTGCGGACCATCACATCGAGCAGGATCTGCCCGCGCGCCATCGCCTGCACCAGCGGGGCACCGCCGGTCAGAGCGCGCAGCGCGGTCAGCATCGGGATGCGCAGTGCTTCCGCGAGGAGCGTTCCGTCACCGGTGACGCCGGCCAGCGCCGCCGGGTTCAGCCGGTCGGACTCCGCGCGGTCCGGATCGTCGCCGAGCAGGCCGTGCAGCCACGGCTCGGTGCCCTGCGCCGCGAGCAGCTGCGCGCCGGAGACGACGGCCAGGACACTGCCCAGGCTCTGCAGCCACGACGCCTGGATGCCGGACCGGTCGATGGCCAGCCAGGCCCGTCGGGCCGCCAGCGACGCGGCAGCGGCCAGCCTGCGCCGCGCCTCGGTGTGCGCCTCGGCGACAGCCGACGGGCTCATTGCGGCGGCCCCTGCCCGTCCTCCCCGCCCGCGGGCACGACCTCGGCGGGTACGTCTTCGGCCGGGGCGCCGGCGTCCGGGTTCTGGGTCATCTGCCGGGTCAGCTCGGCGACCGGGTCCATCGCCATCTCCCGCTCCCGCAGCGCCACCACCTCGGCGACCTCGGTCGGGGTGAGGCCGTAGCGCAGGGCCAGCCACTGGAAGGGGAAGCCCAGTTGCTTCAGCTTCAGCAGAGCGTCGGCCATCTGCGCGTGGCTGCGCGACTCCGTCTCCGCCCACAGCACCCGACCCGAGCGCAGCGCCTGCGCCTTCGCATCCTCGCCCTTGGCCAGCGCGATCAGCCGGGACACCTCCCGCAGGCCCTGCCCGTACCACAGCGTCTTCTCGTCGCAGCGCTTGACCAGACCGGTCTCAGCGGCCAGCAGCGCACCCTCGGCCAGGTTGGCCATCTTCCCGATCAGGTAGTGCTGCGGGGTGCGGGTCTGCGCGGCCAGATGCCCGACCGCGACCTCCATCGTGCCGGTGTACATGGCGAGGTTCGCGGCCTGCCACTCGGCGATCCGCGCGTCCTTGCCGGTGATCCACGCGACCCGGTCCACCTGGAACTTGTCCAGGTCCACCGGCTGCTTGCCCACGACCTCCCCGGCGCTGTTCAGCTTGGGGATCATCGGCCGTTCCGCGCCGAGGACGACTCGCTGCGGAAAGGACGCGTAGTCGGAGGCGGTGAACAGCTGCGCCCACAGCAGGTTGATCGCGTCCTGCATGGCCACCACGCCGGCCACATCGCTGATCGGGTCCTCGACCAGCATGGGCTTGTTCGGCAGCTCCACCATCGGTACGACGCCCATCGGGTTGGGCTGCGGGTTCGGCTCGTCGGCGATCTCCCGCGGCGTCCAGGTGCGCAGCTCCTCGTCGACGTCGGCCAGCTGCGGGCTCTTGTCCTGCCGGGCCAGCGGCCGGGAGAACTTCCACACCTCGCCCTTCAGGTAGAGGGTGGCGAAGTCCTGGTTGCCGTCCTGCCACCGCTTCAGCGCGGCCCGCCGGTTGCGGCGCGAGCCGGGCTCGTAGGCGACGATGCACTGCGAGGCGTCCTCGAAGGTGACGACCGGCATGTCCGGCTCGTCGGGGTCACCCCACACCAGGACGAAGCAGCGGGCGCCGGTGACCGCGCCGAGGAACCCCAGCTGCGAGTCGGCATCCAGACCGTTGACCTGCCACACCTTCCACAGATCCTTGTCCGCGGAGGTGTCGCCGTCGGCGACGAACCCCGTGACCGTCAGCCGCTCCACCGGGCTGTCGGCCACCACCTGCACCCAGTTGTCGGAGAAGTCCCGGTAGCGGTCGCCGTGGAACTTCGCGAACTCGTCCGAGGCGAACTTCAGCGGATGCTTGCCCCGGTAGTAGGCGTTGTGCCGGTCGATCGGCCCGCGCCGGCGGACCAGCTCCGACTCCAGCAGCGCCACCAGCTGGAGGGCCTGCGCCTCCGTGGCCATCGGACCCTCCTCAACTGCCGTAGTAGTAGGACGTCTCCGGCTCGGCGAGCCCGGCCGCGATCACATCGCCGAGCGCCTCATGTGCCAGGACGCTCGGAATGACCGCGTCGATCTTCTGCGCCTGGCTCGCCTTGCGGAGCACGTACCGGTCGGGCGGACGAGCGGCAGCGCGCGCGTTGCCGATGTGCGCCGCCGTGATCTCGCAGCCGTCGTGCGTGAACGCGGCCCCGGCGCTGTTGCGCTTGACCACGTCCGTCTTCAGCCGCTCGCACGCCGCGTGCATCTGCACGATGCGCCGGGTGTGCCAGCGGATCACCCGCTCCTCGCCGTACCCGTCGACCCACTCGTCGATCTCGGTCTCCCAGTACGGCGGGTCCGCGTACAGCCGGACCACGTCGTAGCGGCGCATCAGCTGGTCCATGGCCGCGCGGACCTCGGCGCGCGGCACCTGCCCGCCGTGGTCGGCCGGGTTCCAGATGGTCGGCTCGTCGTTCGGCCCGTACAGCGGCGTGAACTGGTAGCCGTCCATCGTCTCGCCGCGGATGGCCGTCCAGTCGTCGACGTCCGAGCCGTCGAAGCCCAGGACGATCCGCGTCATCGGCCGCACCCGCCGCGGCTTGGCCTTGGCCGCCCACTTCGCCACGTCCAGCCAGGCCGCCGAGCCCGCCACGCACCGGTTGCCGAAGAACCGCTCGGCCTGCGCCTCGTCCTTCTCCATGATCTCGGCGGCTTCCGCCTCGATCGCGTCCAGGTCGACATGCGAGGAACCCGCGTAGACGACCGCGTGAATCCGCCGGCGCTGCCGCTTGTCCTTGTACGACAGCGACTTCGGCGCCTGCGGGTGGTAGCGGAAGATGTCCCTGGCCTTCGCCTCGGACGTCGTCTGCGCCACGCTGTTCTCCGACGGGTCCCAGCCGTTGGTGGTCTCCATCGACCGGCCGCCCATGCCCGCCGCGCCACGCCGCTGTGTCTCCGCGACCCGCCGCAGCTTGTTCTGCGCGGTGTACAGGCCGGTCTCGTCCTGCATCGCGAAGATGATCGGGTTGCCGAGCCGGGACAGCGCCGACGACGTCACCACATCGATGCGGCCGTCGTCACCGACCCGCGTGAACTCCTCGCCCGACTGCATCATCTCGGCGAGCGGGCCCCGCTTGACCATCGACTTCAGCGGCCGGTAGACGTTGGCGACCTGGTCCTCCGAGGTGGCGGTCAACTGGATCAACGGGGTAGGCCACGGAACGCCCATCGGCTCGCCGGCCCGGTACTCGTACCACCAGCCGCAGCCGCAGCCGTGATCCGAACACCGGTACCGCTCCCCGCCGCGCGCCCACCCGTCGAACACCACGGGCCCGGCCGCCTCGGCCAGGACCACCGTCGCCGACCACGGGCCCTTGCCCGTCTTTTGTGGCGCGACCACCTGAGAGCGCCGGTATCGGAACGCAGGCGCCAGCTGCCCGACCCGCGCGTCCGGGCGGACCCGGTAGTGGTTGACCGTGCACCACAGCTGCCACGGATACAGCTCCATGCGCTCACCGACGCGGAACCCGTCCGGGACCGGGCAGTGCTCCTCGATCCAGTCGGGCACGATCCACAGGGTGGGGAAGTCGACGACGAACTCGGCGCCGGCGTCAGGCCCCGTCGCCATCGGGTACGACCTTCAGCCGGTCGCGCGCGGAGGGCCGCCGGGCCGCCGGCGCCGCTGGGCTGCCCGCGTGCGGCTCCTCCACCTCCGGGGCGATCTTCCACCGGTTGCGGTTCATGCCGGTCACGCTCAGGCCGAGCGAGTCGAGGTAGCCGCGGACCATCTTCTTCACGTCGACCCGGCCGTCCGCACGCTCCGCCTCGGCGAGCGTCCGCACGAACAGCGCGACCTCGAACTCCTGGCCCATGTCCTCCCAAGCCACGGCCTGCGGCTTGGCCCACAGCTCGTCCCACAGATCGAGTTCACGCTCGGCCGCCGTCGTGAGCGGCCACCCAGGCGCCGGCGCCTGTCGGCCCTCGGCGGGCAGCGTCCGCCACCCGCCCTTGTCCATGGCCTTGGCGCTGCGCAGCGACCGGGGGTCCGGTGCCGGCCCGGACACTGCGCGGGCTCCTCCACGGGGCATGTCGATCACTCCTTCAACGCGCTGCATTGCGCAGCACCGGGCCGTCACCTTGCGTGACGGCGGGGACCCTTTGAACCCGACGCACCTCTCAGCGCCCTCCCCCGCGCTGCTCCACCCCCAGCCGATTGGGGTTACCCCCCTGGGTCAGGTCACGATCCGTCACGTCCCGAATGTCTCGGCCGCCGTCTTGCGGGAGTGGTGACGCTTGCTCATGGCCTGCCAGTTGGCCGGGTCGTAGCCGCGCGGGCCGAGCGGGCCGAGGCCGTCGATGTGGTCGACCTCGGTGGCCTGGTCGCGTTGCAGCAGGGGCAGCGCAGCGCACTGCGTGCACTCGCACCACGGGTGGTCGCGGAGGTAGGCGGCGCTGGCCTTGCGCCAGGCGCTGCCGTATCCGCGTGTGCTCGGGGTGGGGCGCTGGGCTCTGGCGGTGGCCTGGCAGGACGGGCACCGGCCGTGGGGGGTGAGGGTCGGGCATCCGGGGGTGGGGCAGACCTGCATGGCCTTGCGTGCCACGGCTACCTCCACGTGGGTGTGGGTGCGGCCCCGTACCTGGTGGGTACGGGGCCGCGTGGGTGGGCGCTCGGCCCGATGGGGTAGCTCAGAAGTCGGGGCAGAGGTGCTTGTGCACGGCCTCAACGATCTTCGTGCCGGTCGCGGGGTTGCTGATGTCGGGCAGCCGCGTGGTGACGGTGAACCGGTCGAGGGCGAGTTGGGCGAGCTTGTCGGTGTCGTCCGGTGTGGCCTTGATGGAGCTGCACTGGTTGATCCCGCGGTCCACGGCCTGGTCTTCCTTGCCCGGCTTGATGATGCGGGAGTCGATGGCGTTCAGCGCGTCGAGGAAGGCGGCCCGCGTTGCGGCGGTCGGCTCGGGCGGGAGGCCGGCGGCCTCGCGGGCCTTGGCCTTGTCGCTGGCGCTGATGCTGGGCGGCTGGCTCTTGCTGTCCACGGCGTTCTTCTCTTCGCTTTCGCACGCGGTCAGCGACGCGAGCGCGAGGGACGCGAGGGTGACGGCGGTGATCGTGCGGGTGTTCATGGTCCCCCCAGGGAGTGCAGATGGCGAAGGGGCCATCTTCTTCGGTGCGAGGGGCCTGAGGGTGGGGCAGTGACGGGGCTGTGACACAACGAAACCCCCGGGGCTCTGGGCCTCGCGGGGGTTTCGTCGTGCGTCTGTGGCGCCCCGTTTCGGGGCACAGCTGTTCACCGAGATCGTGACACGGCCCTGACCTGCGGTCAAGCGACCTTGCGTGTCTGCCGTTCGGCGACGAGTGCGGCGACGTCCGGGACGGCGTACCAGGGCTGGCGGGGGGTGCCGCCGGAGCGGGTGAGTCGGCCGCGGCGGACGAGCTGGCGGACGCCGTCGAGGCTGATGCCGAGCTGTCTCGCGGTCTGGTGGGCGGTGAGGTGGCCGGGCCGGATGATCTGCGACTCCATGCGTCCATGATGCCGCCTGGGCGGGGTGTTGGGGGTGTGATCCGTCCCCCCTCTATCCCCTCTACGTCGCTGGTCAGCGGCCACTACAGGGGGGTCTACGACGGTAGAGACCCCCCTCTAGATCCACTCGCCGGGTAGGGGTGGCTTAGAGGGGAGTCTCGTAGTGGGGGCGGTAGTGCCCTCCCCCTCTACCGGGCGTTGAGGAGTTCGGCTGGCATGGCGGCTTCGAGGTCCTCGCGGCGGTATCCGGCGAGGTTCTTGCCGCCGATGTTGACCTGCTTGGTGGTGCGCTTCACGCCGGCGGCTTCGAGGGCCTTGGCGAGGCGTTCTGCGTCCCAGTCGCCGTAGTCCTCGTCGAGGTTCTCCAGGCGGGCGAGGATGTCGACGGTGTGCATCTTGGGGCTGTGCCGCATGACGGCGAGGCAGTCGGACAGGACGGGGCTGATGGTGACGCCGGATGCCTCGGCGAGCGCGGCCGGGTCGCTGGCGGCGTCGCCGGTGAGTTGTCCGGCCTGCTCGCGCAGGGTCCGGCCCTTGGCGCACATCGAGTTGAACGCGGCGGTCTCCAGCATGTCGGCCTTCACGGTGACGAAGGAGGCCGGGCCGGTGACGAGGACGCCGACGCCCTTGTGCTCCTCGGACAGCACGGACGCGTCCGCGCCTTGGGCAGCCTTGCCCTTGCCGAGGACCATGTCGGAGCTGGTCTGGTCGGTGACCTGCGTCGAGTATCTGATGGTGATGATCTCGCGGAGCTTGGTCGGCACGGACTTCGCGTCGGGGCGCTGGGAGGCGTAGTTGGAGATGAACCCGGCGGCCGGGCCGCGGCGGGCGATGCGCGCCATGTCGTTGATGATCTCCTCGCGCTCCTGGTCGTCGACGGCGAGGAACGCTTCCTGCAGCTCGTCGACGGTGAACAGGATGAACGGCATGTTGTAGCGCTTGACGATCTCGGGGGTGAGCTTGCCTTCGGGGCAGATCGAGGTGGGCAGGCTGCGCAGGATGGAGAAGCGGCGCTCCATCTCGGCGAGCAGCTCCTTGAGCAGGGCTCGGAAGGCGGTGATCGCGTCTTCCTCGGCGCCGAGGACCAGGCGGTGGGCGACCTGCCGCATCTGGATCCAGTCCTGGCCGCCCTTGAAGTCGCAGACGTAGTGGCGCACGTAGGCGTCGAGGAGGCCGGCGGCCGTGAGGAGGCGCTGCGAGAACGTCTTGCCGCGCCGGGGCAGGCCGCCGAAGAACATCGACTGCCACACGATCGGCAAGGTGACGTGGTTGCCGCGGGCGTCCTTGCCGAACGGAATCGGCTCCCAGATCGAGAACGAGTCCAGCGCCTCCAGCGGCGAGGTGGTGGGCGGCGCGAGGTAGGGGTCGTCGTCGGCGACCCACATGGACACGCGGCCCGCGTTGCCGCCGTGAGCTGCGCGGACGCGGGACATGATGACCTGGATCTCGTCCACGCCGAGTTCAGCGGCGATGGCTGTCCGCTTGGTGAGGACGTCGGCCGCGGTCTTCCCGCCGCCCTTGGGCAGGTCGAAGATGACGGCCCATCCGTTGCCGTCGCGCAGCGGGCCCATAACGCAGTTGACCTTGGGCCCGTCGTCGTCGCCCTTGCCGGGCTTGAGCAGGCCGGTGGCGCGCAGGGCGTCGTTCAGCTGCTGGGAGTCCATGGCGATGCGCAGGGGCGGCGTGCCGTGGTCGAGGATCTGCGCCTCGTCGGACCAGCCGATCGCGGTGAGACCGCCGCACATCATGCAGCCGGCGGCGAGTTGGAGGCCCAGGGAGGCGTAGTTGAGGGCCACGGTCGCGGCGGAGGCGAGGGCGAGGGCCGTACCCCAGCGCCAGCGGCGGGCGACGGTGCGCTCCCGGTGAGCGAGGACGGCTTGTGCGGCGAGGACGGTGTCCTCGGGCTTGGCCTTGGCCTGGACGCGCAGTGCCTTGATGGCGCGGCTGTGGTCCTGGGCTGCGAGGACGGGCCACAGGCGGCGTCCTCCCCGGAAGGCGCCGCGGGCGGAGTAGCCGACGACCTTCACGGCGTACTTGGGGCTGCGGATGGCGTGGTAGCGGCCGTGCCACCAGGTGACCTTGGCGAACGCTGCGCTGTTGGCGCGGACGGACGCCCAGTTGCGTGCCCACGCGGGGAGGATCGGCGCGTCGGGGACGGTGAGCCAGTCGGCGAGGGGGTTGTCAGGACGGTCGACGGCCTCGGTGTCCGGGGCGTCTTGCCACGCGTCCTCGGCGTCCTGGGGTGCGTCCTGTAGCGGCTTGATCAGGATGTCGGTCATGCTGTGTTCTCCGGTCGCCGTGAGGTGGATCGGGGGCCCGGGACGGCCGTGCCCGGCTAGGTACATCGGCCGTCCCGGGGTGTGGCTACTTGCGGCGGGCAGCGTTCTTGGCGTCCTCGCGGGCCTGCGCCTTCTCGCGGATGCGGTCGACTTCCCGCTCGATGGCCTTGGTGGACTGGCCGCGGGCCTGTCGGCGGGTGGCCTTGAAGCCGAGGTAGACCACGCGGGCCATCTCTCGGGCGTTGTGCGGGTCCTTGTCGGTGAGCGCCATGTCAGCGGCCCTTCTGGAAGTCGCGCCACAGGCCGCGCAGGACCAGGGCGAGGATGGCGACGGACACGGCGCCGATGGCGACCGCGATGGCGAAGAGGCTGGCGACCAGGCCGCCGGCGATGCCGAGGCCGCCGATGGTCGCCCACTTGCGGGTGTCGAACGGGGCGCGGGCGGGCGGTGGCGGGGTGGCCGGCTGCTGCTGGATCTGTTGGGCGGCGAGGATGGCCGCGATGGTGCGGGCCAGCTCGGTGTTGTCGGCGGCGGCGACGGCCTCGCGGGCCGCCTGGTCCACGGGGTCGTTCACGCGGTCCACCTCTGCACGGTGCGGGCGATCCGCGGCCAGGCGGCGACGCCGAGCACGGAGGCCAGCACGACCGGGTGCAGGGCGACGGCGGCGAGCAGGGCGAGGAGCGCGGGGAACGCGGCGAGCAGGCCGAGGAGCGCTCCGAACGCGAGGCGCATCATGCGTATCCGCCTTCCATCGGGTCGGGCTTCTGGTCGGGTGCGGGCTTCTTCGCGGCCCGTGAGAGGGCGGTGCGGATGTAGGGCTCGGTGACGACCAGGCGCCGGTGCTCGGCGATGTGGTCGGCGATGGCCCGGGGTGATGCGCTCTCGCCGAGTGCGGATGCGGCCTCGGCGACGGCCCCGGCCATGTCGAGGGGTTCCAGCTCTTTGACCTGCGGCGCATCAGGCGTATCAGGGCGATGCGCCGCGTACTCGGGGGGCTGCTCGCCGAGAACCAGGGCGACCGCTACGGCATCGACGGTGACGCCGTAGCTGCCGAGGATGTGGGCGAGTTCCGCCGGCGGCGCATCAGGTCGCGCGTCCGCGGCGAGGCGGATCGCGTCCGCGGGGTCCATCTCGGCGAACCGGGCCCGCAGGACGTCCGTCGCGGACGTGGTGCGTACCGGCTCGGCGGGCGGGCCGAGGCTGGCGGCGGCGGGCGCCCGGTACATGGAGGCGAGGGCCGCATCAGCGCCTTCCTGGACGCGGGTCCGCTGGACGTCGACCAGGCCGGCGCCGAGTTCGGCGTCACCGACGCCGACGTGCTTTGCGAGGCGCCAGTAGCGGCGGACCGCCCACTTGCGGCGGCGGTCCCCGGGGTGTCCCTCGGCGACGGCCCGGTGGAAGGCGAGTTGCCGGGCCACGTCGGCGTTGCGGCGCATCGTCTCGGCGTCGATGCCGGTGCGGTAGACGACGATCGAGCGGGCGACGAACCCGAGGCCCTCGGCGGCCCCGGACATGGCCAGCGGGGTGACCGCGTACACGGCGGCCTCGCGCGGGCTTCCGGCGATGGAGACGCCGACAGAGCTGGCGGATACCGGGGCGGCCCACATGCCGGCGCGGACGATGCCGGGGGAGGCCATGCCGAGCATGGTCCGGCCGAGCATGACCAGGGCGAGGATCAGGGTGAGGCCCTCGCCGGCGGCGACGACACCGGCGGCGGTCGCCTGCCGGTGGAACTCGGCGACGGTGTTGCTGTAGGTGCCGGAGGCGCCGAAGACGCCGACGACGACCATGGCGACGGCCGCGACACCGAGGACGAGAACTTGGCCCCAGGTGAGTTCCCGACGCGCGGTCACCGGCCCTCACCTCGCGCCGTCTTCGGGTCCTGCTTGGGGAACGGGTTCTTGGCCAGGTGCTTGGTGAGGGCGCGGCCTTGGGCGGCGAGGCGGGGGTGGCGCAGCGTGGCGCATGCCTGGCAGGTGCGGGGGTTGTGCTTCATCGGGCACCGCCCGTCGATGCCTGGAAGACGCGGGTCGCGGCGCCGTGCGGGGCGTCGGGCAGGGCGTAGACGCGGCCTCCGTCGAGGGAGGCGAGGAGGATGCCGGCGTGGTACTCGCAGCCGTCCGCGCCGTGGTTCGCGGAGTCGAGGACGGTGACGGCGACCTCGCCCCGGCAGGGGGTGGGGTCGGTGGGGAAGCTGGCGGGGCAGCGGCGGCCGGAGGGTTCGGCGGCGAGCAGCTGGCCGGGCGTGGTGCGGCGGGGCGCGGCGGCGGCGTAGTCCTCGGCGCAGCGGCGGTGCAGTTCGGCGAGGCTGGCCGTCTTGGTGATGCTGCCGGTGACGCCGGCCGGGGTGGCGCGCAGGGTGAGCACGCGGCCGGGCAGGCGGCGGATGAGTCCGGCGGCGATGAGGCGCCGAGTCGTGGTGGTGGTGCCCGTGGTCGCGGGCATGGAAAGATCGGTCATGCCGACTCCTGCTGTGATCAGGATGTTCGGAAGAGGGTCGGGCGGCGCGCGCGCCCCCTCGGTGCTCCAACACCGTGGGAGAGCTGCTGTCCGGCCCTCGCTGTCTATTCGGTTGTGGCGCTGTTCTTGGACGTCTTGTTGGCGTCGCGTTTCAGCGCCTGGTCGACCGCCTGCCAGCTGCGGCCGAGGTCCCGGGCTACGGCAGCGACGTTCCCCAGTTCCGCTACGCCATCGCGTAGGGCCTGGGCTCGTCGTGCGGCGGACTCGGAGGTGAGGTCGCGCAGCTGCTCCAACAGCCGCTCTTCCTCGATGATCCGTTCCCGCCAGGGCTTCGGTTCCATCCCCACGACAGTATCCAACACCGGTATTGGACACAAGGGGATCAGGCTACTCCCTTCGGTTGAAAGTGCAGGAGCAGCAGGAGGCTCTGCTGCCCCTCGTACACGGTGCGGCAGGCCCGGCACGTCAGCCGTGACTCGCCGGCCTTGTGCGTGATGTCGGCCCCGCACACCGTGCCGTGGTCGTCGACCAGGGCGATGCACTGGCCGACGACCTTCCGCTGCGGGACCGGGTCACCGACGACTCTGCGCGCCTGCGCCTCCAGCGTCCGCACTTCTCGGGCCAGGTCGCCGGCCTCCGGGTAGTGCTCGGCGATCCAGTCCAGCTCCATGGCCAGCCAGCGGGCGTCAGCGGCCAGCCCGGATGCCGGCGGCGCGGAGTGGTGCGGCCAGCGGACGCGTTGGACACTGACGCGGTGGGCGTGGACGACGGCGGCCATGCGTCCGGTGCTCATCTCGTCGAGCACGTCCTCGTCCAGCGGGGACCGGGGGCCGGCGGCCCCCTTCGTGGAGACGATCTCGCCCCAGCCTGCGCGGCGCGGCACGAGGCACTCGACGAGTTCCGCGTAGAGGGTGGGCAGGTCGGCGAGGCGTGCGCCGAGCTTGGCCGCGTCCCGACCGCACAGGTACCGGTCGCCGGTGGGGACATCGCAGAGGCCGCAGTTCAAAGGTAGCTCCCGGTCAGGGGTACGTCATGGATCGTGTAGCCGCCGTCGGCGCCCTCGTCCTCCTCGTCGTCGTCCCAGAGTTCGAGGGCGACGGGGCCGGCGGTCGCGGGCGGCGGTACCGCTCGCGGGTGGGTCGGTGTGTACGGGAGGCGGCGGGGCCGGGGCGCCAGGAGGCCCGCCAGGCGCCTGCGGCACCGCGGGCCGAGGCGGAGCCTCTTGGACTCGTCATCGGACAGCAGGCGCCCGCACGCCATGCACGGGATGGCCTCGCTGGTCACCCCGTCCCCGCCCGTCACGCTGCCGCCCGTCGCTGCGTGCTCGCCCGGCGGGGCGCACCGATGGCGTCGGCCAGCGCGTTGTAGTGGGCGAGCTGTTCGGCGGACGTCCACCGAGTGGGCCGGTCGACGTCGCGGGTGACGGTCTGACCCCTGCGCGGCCGGGCGCCGCCGAAGGTTCCGCTGGGCACGGTCTCGGCGAGGTCTGCATCTACGAGGATCTTCACGCGAGGGTCACCATCGCTTCCTGGATTCGGCGGGGGTGGGCGTCGGCCAGGCACCGGCCGCTGTCGTGGCACGGCGTGCCCTGCAAGACGACGCATTCGGGGCAGGGGGCGACGGTGACTGCCCACAGGCTGATGCGCGACGGGTGCGGCTTGCGCAGCGTGCGGCCGTTGACGCGGACGATGCAGGACTGGTGTGCGCGGGCCCCGCAGGTCTCGTGCGGGCAGGGGACGGACCGGGCGGGGTGGGCGCGGGCGCGGAAGGCGTGGCGGATGCTGGCGGGCATCGGGGCGCCCTGATGCTTGGTCATCGCTCACGCCTCCCTGCCGAGGCGCAACAGGGCGTCGGTCTGGTTCATGGTGTGGCTCCTGGGTGGTGGTGGGGGGCCGCAGAGGGGTGCGGCCCCGACAACGGACGATCAGGCAGACGGGGCGGTGTCGACGGCGTCCCACTTCACGAGGTCCCAGCAGTCGTCACACGAACCGGGCGCGACCGGCGTCGTGTGCGGGCAGCAGAGCGCGCCGTCGGACCGCCGGTACGGAGCGGGAGGCGTGTACGTGTCGGCCGACTGGACCGGGTCCACGTGCGACAGGGCGATGCACGCGCCGTGTCCGTCGACCCAGACGACAGCGGTGTGTCCGCCGAGGACTTGGGCTTCGCTGCGCGTCCGGGTGGCCAGGCGTTCCCCCTCGCCCTCCTCGGGCCGGACACCCGGGTAGGCGGTGACGGGGGTGCCGATGGGGTAGCGGGCGTTCCACAGCTGGACGGCGGCGGCGGGTGTGGTGTCGGTCATGTGCTGCTGCTCCTCGGGTGGTGCGTAGGGTTCGGGGTGCGGGCCACCCGCCGGATAGCTGCCGGCGGGTGGCCCGTGTCGCGTCTGGTCACGAGGCGAGGCGGCAGGCCAGGCACAGGTCGCGGATGTGGCCGTCCCGACGGCGGACGACCCACCCGTCCCGGCGGCCGTCGGCCCGCACCTGCGGGGCCGTCATCGACGTGAAGGCGGCGCGGACCGCAGCGCTGTCGGGGCAGTCGGTGTCCTCGTCCGGGCCGTCGCAGGAGACCTCGGTGCCGAGCGGGCGGGCGGTCATCGCTGCGCCCCCTCGGCGGCCGGCAGTTCCCCGACGGGCTGGTGGCCGGTGAGGCCGAACGCCTCGCAGCCGGGGCAGTCGTCGACGTGCTCCGGGTCGTCACTGTCGTCGGTCACGACATGCGACACCTCATCGGCCGACTGCTCGCGGAGCATCGCGGCGATCGCGTCCACGGTCGGGACGTGAACGCCGATCTGCTGCCCACTCCAGGCGACCACCTCGTCGGCGGCCTGGGTCCTGGTCACGCACTCGGCACCGAGCGCGGCGGCCAGGTGCTCGGCGAGGTACTGCCGCATCTGCGCGTGCTGAAGACTCGCGTACTGGGCGGTGAGCTGGAACGCGCAGATCGAGTCGTAGATGGTGCTGGCGAGCTGCTGCTCGGTGGGCGGGGTGGGCTTCGGGTCGGTCATGGGTTTCTCCTTGTTGACGGTGCTGTCAGGTAGTGGGTGTGGCCGGCCGTGTGCGCGGGACGCGCTGTAACCGAGGCAGCGCAGTCAGGCGGTGGGGGCGCAGCCGTGCGCGATGAGGGCGAAGCCGAAGCGTTCGACGTTGCCGCCGAGGGAGATCTCGTTAGCGGCCGTCATGATGCTGCGGGTCCAGTCGGTCATTGAGGCGACGGCGGCGGCGGCGCCGGTCGCGTCGTCGGCGGACTTGAACAGGCCGATGGTGCGCCCTTCGTGGTGGGCGAGGATCCACCGGTACTCGGGCGAGGGGGCGTGTTCGGTGGGGAGTTCGTAGATGCGGAGGCCGGGGGCGGGCTCGGTGGCTTCGATGGTGATGGGGCCGGTCTTGGTGGGGAGTTCGATGGTGGTCATGCGGTGTGCCTTTCGGCCGTGGCGAGGTAGTCGGCGCAGCCGGAGCAGAGGCCGGCCATGCCGTAGGGCAGCGGGATGCGGCAGTCGGGTTCGGTGCAGCGGGCGAGCGGCTCGCGGGAGCGGACGGCGGCCACGGCGATGTCCCGGGGCGCGCCCGCTCTGCCTGCCTGACCCGTCGATGACTCGTCTTTCACGGCCTCGCCCGCGCGCTGCTGTGGCTGAGGTGAAAGGCCAGCCATGTCTTTGTCGGGGAGGGGGTCCCTACCGGAGGTAGGGAGGGACTGGTAGACCCCCGCTGCGGACGCTGTCCGGACCGCGTCGGTGGACGCTGTCCGGGGGCGTCCATGGACGCTGTCCGGGGTCCGATTTGGGCTGTCGGAACCCCCGCTGCGGACGCTGTCCGGACCGCGTCGGTGGACGCTGTCCGGGCCTGTATCCCCAGGGTTTTCCACAGCGTCCGTGGACGCTGTCCGGGCTCCCAGGGCCTTCGCGATGTCCTGCTCCTTCTTCTTCGCGTAGGCCTTCCGCTGGCGGGTGTCGGTCATGTGATGCATGTGGGGCGCCCAGTCGATGCCGCCCCCGAGCGGCAGGAGCAGCTGGTACATGGACGACGCGTTGGGGCGGCGCCGGCGGGTCAGGAGACCGACCCCCATCAGCACCTTCACGGCACGGGTGACGGTCTCCTGCGAGCAGCCGGACAGGGTGGCCAGGGTGTCCCGGCCGGGGAAGGCATTCGAGCCGTCTGCGTCCGCGTAGGTGGCGATCCACATGCCCACGGTCGCGACGCGCGCCACCTCGGGGATGCGTCGGCCCACGCGGAGGACCTCGGCCCGTAGGGCGTTGATCCAGGCGTTGCGGGCGCTCTGCACGCGGTCGTCAGTGCTCACCGATCTGTCTTTCCGTTCGGTCAGGCGTGGGTGGTGGACGCGGCGCGGCGTTCGCGGGCCTCATTGCGGAGGCGGCGCCGGTAGAGGGCGTCCTGGCACGGCGGGCACAGCGGGATGGCGTGCCGCGCGTGGAGGTCGACTCCGCGGGCAGTGCCGCAGTGGCCGGTCCACTGCGGGATTGCGGCCGGGTCGTCGATCGTGTCGTCGTCCCACGCGCCGTGCGGGGCCCAGCCCTTGGCGGCGGCCCGTTCGCGGGCGGCGCGTGCCTGGATGTGCACGACTCCGCACAGGCCGGGGCTGGCCATGCTGTAGCGGGCGTACACGGCGGCGATCGAGCGGGCGACGGTGACGGGGACGGTGTCCGCCGTCATCAGCCGGGTCAGGGCCGTCGCGGATTGTCCGGTCTCGCGGGCCAGCCGGGCCAGGGGCCAGCCGGCCACGGCGAGGGCCTGAAGGCGGCGGATGCTTCCCGCGCTGTGCGTGACAGGGATCGTCGGCTGCTCGGTCATGATGCACCGCCCTTCTCCTGCTCGTCGCGGACGGCGTGCTGCTGGGTGCGGCCGGCATCCGGGAGGGACCAGAGGCGCTCGCACTCGGCCTGGAGGGCGAAGGCGCTGCCGGGCTCGGTCTCGCGGGCGGGCGGGTTGCTGCGGAGGATCGCGTTCGCGATGATGCGGTCCCGCTCCAGGGGCTGGCGCAGGGCGCGGCGCACCAGGAGGGCGCAGAGCGTGATGCCGACGACGAGTACGGCGGCGAGGACGGTCAGGCTGTCGGTGGTCACGCTGCAGCCCCCTTGCGGTAGGCGGCGGTGCCCGTCCAGGTGCGGCAGATCGAGGAGTGCACAGTGGCCCGCTTCGACTTCGCGTAGCCGCTGGCCTCGATCACCCCGGCCGCCGCGGCCCGCAGGAAGGCGGGCCCCCACCGGTTCGGGCTGTCGGGCTCGTCGACCAGGCCCTCGGCGATGAGGTCGGCGGCCTGGAACTCGACGCCCCGGCGGGCCATCAGTTCGATGGCGGCTGAACAGGCGTCGGCCCACTCGATGGGCGTGTGCGCCTCGGCGAGGGCCATGCCGTCCGCCTTCGCGGCCTCCCCGGCCTCCGCGTTGACGGTCCCCTCGACGGGCTCGGAGAACTGGAGCTGCTCGGTCACTGGTTCATCTCCCTTCCGCAGGTGCAGAGGACGCGGCCCTCGCGCACCGTGAGCTGGCGCCAGCGGTGGAACGGGCAGGGCTGGACGAGGGCCCGGCCGGTCGGGTGCTGGACGATGGCGTATCGGGGGTTGTAGGGCCCGCCCATGGCGCGCAGCGGCTGCATGTCACCGCAGGCGAGGCAGCGGCCTACGCGACCGCCGGGCAGCGCCTCGTATGCGTCGCTGCGGGACGCGGGGCAGGTCGCCGGCGGGGCAGCGTTGCGCGGGGAGAAGAGGAGGAGTCGGCCGGTCGGGCTGTCGTCCTGCCCGGCACCGGCGGCTCGGCCCTCGCACGTCCCGCACACGGGCTCCCCGGCGGGCGGCTCCTCGGCGCCGAGGTAGGCGCCAGCCCGCTCGCTTCCGCCGACGCCGTACCCGCACCAGCAGCTGAAGAGGACGCGGCCCTCGGGAAAGCGGGTGCCGGAACGGGGGCGGTGCCAGCGGCTCATGCCGCGCGTGCGGACGAACCGCGGCCCCTCGGCGAGGGCTTCGACGTCCAGGCTGACGGCGCTGTACGTGGTGGGCGGTAGGAGATCGACGCTCACGACTGCCCCCCGATCCGGCGCGACAGGGCGGCGCCGGCCATCGCCGACAGCTGCTCGTCCGAGGCGGCGAAGAACGCGTCCGGGACGGTGACCGCGTCGTACAGGTCGCGGGCCCAGCGGGCGTCACCGAGAGCGGTGTGCGCGACATCAGCCGCGGGCGGCTCGACCTCAAGGTGCCGGGAGACGGCGTGCGTCTTCCACGGCCAGCCGATCGCGCGGCCGACCTTGCCGTACCAGGTGGCGTCGCAGTCGCGGACGGTCCACTCGCTGGCCCGCCCGTACAGGGAGCCGGCCGCGAGGGTGACGACGTCCACCGGCCGGTAGTGCCACGGCCGGGAGCGATCGAAGTAGCGGCCGAGCAGCGTGGCCAGCATCTCGGCGTCAAAGCCTGGGTTCGAGCCGATGAGGACGGCGCCGTCGAGTAGCGACGAGATGCGCGTGGCCGCGGTGTGCGGGTCGTCCCACGTCCAGTCAGTGGCGGCGGTCCTCTGGTGGTAACGGTTGACGCGCAGCGCCTCGGGTGTCGCGGCCGTCAGGTCTGGTGCGATCCGGAAGACGTGCTCTTCGTCCTGGCCGTCCTGGCGCAGGATGACCGCGACCTCCCACGGGTCGTGCAGGAGAGGGTCCAGGCCGGTGGTCTCTGTGTCGACGAACGCAAGGAGCGTCGGCGGCTTCGTGGTGCGCATGGTGCTCCCTTTCGGGGTGTGGAGTGCCGGGCCCCGCCCGCCGGGGGGAAGACGCGGGCGGGGCCCGGCCGGCCGTGGCCCTCAATGGCGAGGAACACGACCGCGGCAGGGTGGTCAGGCGTCGGTGAGGCCGAGGGCGGCGAGCAGCTGCTCGCGGTCCTCGTCGTCCCGGGCGCTGCGGGTGATGAGTCGGACGGCGGCGGCCCGCTCGTCGGGGCTGGTCTTGCGGGCGGCTGTGAGCTGGGTATCGGAGCCCCGCTCGCGGCTGCTGCTCACCGGGCACTCACCTTGCGGATGTGACGGCCGCGCGGTGCCGGGTCGCTGGGCGGCGGTGCGTGCCCGTGCCGGGCCCAGTGCGGGATGTGCTGCTGCCGCAGGAGGTTGGCGGCCCGGCCGAGCAGGGTCGGGGCGTCAACGAAGACGAACATCAGCCATGCCGCCCACACGGACGACAGCCAGAGGAGCCACCCCATGCCGCTCATGAGGTTCTGCCGCCGAGGAGCTGGGCGCGCCGGACCAGCTCCTCGGCGTACTCACACGGGCAGTCCATCCAGACCTCGTCCGAGTCGCCATGCTCGGGGCACGGGGCCATCAGGTCCTCGGCTGCCTGCCGGAGTACGGCGCCGTCGCGCTGCGCCAGCACTCTGGTGGCGTCGTCGGGCTTCGCGTCGGGTGCCGCTGGCGTGGCCTGCGCGAGCAGGTGGAGAGCGCCGAGTGCGGCGCTGCCCGGGTCCTCCAGGTCGAAGCAGAGGGCGCCGAGCGCGGCCCGCGCCTCAACCGCTGCTGCCTCCAGCTGGGCGTTGCGTTCCCGCAGTGCCGCCAGATCGCTCACCGTCTCGGGCGTGAGGAGCAGCTGTGCGGACTCCAGCGCGAGGGCGATGCCGGCGGCCGTGCGGTCCTGCGTGAGCGCGGCGTTGATGACGCCCGCCGCGGAGTTGACCAGCTTTGCGTTCACGCCGGCACCTCTGTGATCTCGGTGCCGCGGGGAGCGGACAGCTGGTCTTCGGTGAGGAGGATGCCGTGGGCGGCGACGGTGACGCGGATGCCGTCGATCACCGTGCTGGCCTCGACCCAAGAGCCCCTGCCGCGGGGGTGCAGGCTGACGCGGGCGGGAGCGATGCCGAGGGCGGCGCGCCACTGCTCGAACTCGCTCGGCGTGTTCAGCTGGAGGTCGAGCATCGCGGGCCCGCCCCGGTACGGGCGGTTGACCGTGATGTAACCGGCGGGCAACTCCGGCTTCTGGGCGGCCCAGTCGAGGAGCAGTTGCAGCGAGGAGAGCTGGGCGGAGATCGGCCAGCTATTGTCAGTGGTCACGGTGACCTGCTTTCTCTGTGGTGGGGCGCCGGTCGGGGCTCGCCGGGCCGGGAAGTCGGGCGGGCCTTCGGCGCGTCATGGGGTGTCAGGCAGTCGCGCGGTCGAACGGGGACTGCGCCCCCAGCTCGTTGTTCCGGCGCAGGTCCTCGGCGGTGAAGGTGATGCGCCCGCCGTCTCGGTGACAGAACAGCTCGCGGCGGTAGCACTTCTCGCGGACGATGCGGGCGCTCCGGTACGGCAGCAGCTGACGGTCCACCACTTCCTGTGGGGTCCAGCGGCGGAATTCGGCCTCGTCCTGCGTGGGGCGGGCGGGGTGAGTGCGCGTCTTCGTGGCCTTCGCGGTCACGGCTTCGTCTCCTCGTCGAGGATCAGGCCCTCGGGTACTTCGAGGGCGTCGGCTACCCGACGGACCTGCTCAGAGCCGACGTCCCGGACCTGCTCACGTTCCAGGCGGGACAGGTATCCGCGGTTCAAGCCGGACTTGGCCTCAAGCTCACGAAGGCTCAGTTTCCGGCCCTCGCGGATGCCTCTGATCATGCGTCCGTTGGGCTTCACGACTACATTCTGAGCACAGGGTGCCTACGTATGCAAGCAGGCTGCCTACATTTACGCCTCAGAAGTTGAGCCGGGGGCGTATGCCCATCGGGTAGGCGGGGCGCAATGTGCAACCACGGAGCGCACGAGGGGCGCAAAGTGCTGAATAATGCCCAGGTCAACAAGCTCAAAGTGAGCTATCTGCCTGCAACCGCATGTGCCAAGATGTGGATTTATGGATGAGGACACCAAGCGACTGGGCGAAGCGCTCCAGGCTGCGCGCGAGGGGCGCCGGCCGAAGCTGACCCAGCCCGAGGCGGCCGAGCAGCTGGGCGTCAGCCGGACCACAGTCCAGAACATCGAGGCCGGGAGATTCTCCAAGGTCAACCGCACCATCCGGGACTACGCCAAGCTGCTCGGCTGGGCCGAGGGTGCCGTCGACCGCGTCGCCCGGGGAGGTCCCGTCGTGGCCTCCGTCGAGCCGGATGAGCGGGACGCTGCGGACGTCGACACGCTGCCGATTCCGCCGGCGGTGGAGTACGAACTGCGCTCGGCCGAGACGCTCGACGCGGCGGTCATCACCCTCGGCCCTGAGGAAGACGACGGGCACGTGATCGTCATCCTCCAGGGCAAGAAGGGCGCTACGCCGGAAGAGGTCGCGCGCATCGCCGAGAGGTACCGGAAGGCCCGCCGCTACCTGCAAGGCCTGTCCAGTGAGCCTGATGAGGTTGCAGACTCCTGATTGGTTCGTTCGAGGTACGTGCATTACTCCGAACGGTGTGGTTGCATACACGGACCGTCACGGGAGGGGCCACCGCACGGGCGGAACGGGGCAGATCCATGCTCACGATTGAGGTGAAGCGACACCCCCAGGGCGAGCGCTATTTCGAACCCTGGATCCAGGACTACGAAGACGGCACAGGCTGTCTGTTCCATTTCCACTGGGACGACATCAGCGACGAAGGCGTGCCGGTGTTCGCGGAGCTGTTCACGCAGCAGGCGCGGCGCTGGCACCCTCGCGCCGACGGGCTGCCGCTTGGCCCGCGCATCCCCATCACCATGGAACGCCGCACCGTGATGGACGAGGATGTAGACGTGGCCGTCGACGACCACGCCGAATACATCGCCTACACCGTGCGCGCGGATCTGATCAGCCAGCGGGCTGCCGATCACCTGACGCGCCACCAGTCCGAGCGGTCGCCGTACTGGGAGCGCACGCCCGGCTCCTACAGCATCAGCCGCCGCAGCGTGTAGCAGCACACCGCAGAATCAGGGGGGCCTGATGGCTCACGCGGGCAAGGTCTTCAAGGTCAAGAACGGCCAGAAGACAAAGCAGTTCACATGGCGGGTCAAGTACCGGGCGCCGGAAGGCCACGTCCCGGAGTGGCTGTCCGAGTCGGGCTTCCCCACCAAGAAGCTGGCCGAGGACTGGGGGAACGAACAGGAGCGGCTGATCCGGGAGGGGACCTGGATCGATCCACAGAAGGCCGGGGCGACGTTCGGGGAGTTCGCGCGCACCTTCATGGCGTCGAGGAAGAAGCGCGGCCGGACGGTGGGAACGCGGTGGGACAAGCTGGAGGGTCACGTCCTGCCGCGCTGGGACGGCGTCCCCATGCGGAAGATCTCCTGGTTCGACGTGGACACGTGGCAGCAGACGATCGACCTCGCGGACGTGAGCCGCGGGCACTGCGTCAGCCTGATGTCGACCGTGATGACGGCGGCCGTGGACGCCGGGTACCTGACGGTCAATCCGCTGTTCGGCCGGCGGCGCACGAAGGAGACCTCCGGCGACGCGGCCCGGCCGAAGCCGCCGAAGATTGCGCGCGACGGCGGGCCCCGACCGGAGGACGCCTTGCTCCTGGCCGAGCGTCTCGGCCCGGCCGTCGGCGTGCACGTGCTGACGACGGCGTTCACCGGGCTCCGGTGGGGCGAGGGTCTCGGCCTACACCGCGACAACGTCCTGCTCCCCCGGCGCCAGCCGTGGGGCGCGGGCGTCTTCGAGTGCCCCATCCTTCGCATCTCCGAGGAGTACGCCGAGTACCAGGAGCGCGACGAGCACGGGACGAAGAAGGGGTACGTCGTCCAGCTGGAGCCGACGAAGAACGACGGGAGCACCCGGGACGTCGACGTGCCGCCGTTCCTTGAGCAGCTGCTCCGCCGGCACCTCGCCGACTGGCAGCACCCGCGCGTCTTCTGCACTCCGTCCGGGAAGCCGTGGCGCCGGGGCAACTGGGCGCGCACGTTCCGTCCCGCGTGCGACGGACGTGAGGAACGGGAGAAGCGGCAGGGGGTGGCGTACCGCGCCGGGTGGGAGCCGATCCTGCCGGGCCTCGACATGCGGGCGCTGCGCGCACTCCACGACACCATGCAGTCCGAGATCGGGGTGAAGGAGCCGCTCGCCTTCGAGGCGGCCGGCCACCGGCGGCCGGGGATCAAGCGGCACTACCAGAAGCCCACCCCCGCGATGCGGGCCGAGCGCCTCGCCGGTCTGGAGGATGCGTTCTGGCGAGCGATGGGTAACCTGAAGATGAGCGCGCTGTGGGGCCGGGAACTCTCCCGACCGCCCAAGGGAGTTGATCTCCTAAAGATCGCCTAAACGATCTAGGCCAGCGCAACCGCACCACGACTCACCAGCCCGAATCCCGGCGCAGAGAATCATTCTCCTAAAGCGGGTGTCGCAGGTTCGAATCCTGCCGGGGGCACCAGGGAAAGGACCCCGGACCGATCATGGTCCGGGGCCTTTGACATCCACTTCTGACATCAACGCGGGCGGTCACTGGCGACCGGGACGCCTCCGCAGTAGCCGGTCCATGTGGCTCATGGCCTCGCGCTGCGTGTCCTGAACGACGTGCGTGTAGACGTCCATGGTGATGCTGATCTGCGAGTGGCCCAGGATCTCCATCACGACGCGAGGAGCGACCCCGGCCGCCGTGAGAAGCGTCGCCGTGCCGTGCCGGGCGTCGTGCAGCCGGATCACGCGAAGGCCGGCGGACTCGGCGACCCGGGTGAAGGAGCGGTAGACGTTCCTCGGCTCGACCGGCCGCCCCGTGCGGGTGGTGAACACGTACGCCGACTCCTGCCACCCCTCCCCCGCCTTGGCGCGAGCAGCCGCTTGCCGCAGACGGTGCCAGCGCAGGGGCGCGATGCAGAGCGCGGGCAGCGGAACCGCGCGGCGACGGCGGCTCTTGGGGTCGTCGTCGTAGAGGACGCCGCGGCGCCGCTGCGTCTGCTGGCGGACGTACAGGACCCGGTTCTCAAGGTCGAGGTCGGACCAGCGGAGGCCGATGATCTCACCACGGCGGAGGCCCATGGCGATGGCGAGCACGAAGGCCGCGTAGAGCGGGTCCTTGCGGGAGGCGGCCAGGAAGTCGAGCGTCTCGTCGAGGGTCCAAGGCTTCAGCTCACGGCTGTCGGTGCGCGGAGGCTCAACGAGCTTGGCTACGTTGCGCGTGATCAGTTCCTCGCGGCACGCGGAGGACAGCGCCGACCGCAGAACCCGGTGCGCTTCCTTGGCCGTTGCCGCAGTGGTCTGCTGCTCCAGGCGGACGAGGAAGCGACGGACGTCGGCCACGCCCAGGACGTCGAGCTGCTTACCGCCGAGCAGCGGCACGAGGTAGAGCCGCACGTGCGTTTCGTACTTGTCGTAGGTGCTGAGCTTGCGCCGGGGCTTGATGACGTTGTCCAGCCAGTACGGCAGCCACTCGGAGGGGTCTGCCGCACGATCTCCCCCGGCACTGGACACGGACGCGTCCTGCGAGGCATGGGGGGTGGCTGCAAGACGGTCGAATCGAGACGCGACGAGCCCTGTTGCAGGCCGAGCCGTGCACGGTGTCAGTGACCCACGCCGGTACTCGAATCACATGGACGGCCCGACCGGTGCTCTTCCTGTCGCTGGCCTATCGCCAGGCTGCTGAGCTTCCGCCGTGTGCATACGACTTCAAGCCCCTGTTGAGGGCAGATGAGTCCGCTACATGACGTCAACAAGGCACTCGCCCAACGGTGAAGCCCTCACCGTCCTGGAACTCGATCAACGCCCCACTATCCACGAGGTAGATCCAGCACTCAAAGCAACAAGCCACAACCGCGTCACCATGCGCCGCTACCAGGCCGGCCTCCAGGGCGATTGAGGGCACCGCGAGGTTGCCCCAGAACACAATTGCCAGATCATCCGGGCCGGCCAGTCCACCAAGCAGCTTCCGCAGCTCCCCACCGTCGAAGGCTGGGGAGTACTGAAGCACTTCAGCACCACGCCAGTCCAGCCGAGCTGAACCCACAGAGTCGAAGCGGCTCAGACTCAGAGCAGCGAAGGCCCGGTCCTCGTCGTAGGACAGAACCATGGCGGCATCGCCGAGAACACACAGAAGCTCCGCGATCACTTCAGGCTGTGTCCCGTAGCTGACCTCGGCGCCCAA